TTTTTTCTTGCTCTCTCTTTGGATGCTTGAGTATTTTTTTGTTTTTTCATGTTGTTTTTTTTGTTTAAAATAAATAAAATAAACAAAAAGTAAACATTAAATCCTTTTATTTATCTCATCTCTTATTTGAGTAGCCATCTCGTAATCTTCAGATTCCAAAGCATTCTCTAATGCTGTGTTTAATTCATTTATATCCATATCTGACAGGTCTTTGTCTATATTAGGTTTTTCATCTTCTAGTCCTCTTAATAAATTATCCATTTCATCATTAATTGCTTGAGCTATTTCTTTAGAGTTATCAGTACCATCTACAACATCTTCAGGATTAGGAGTTTCTCCAGGATTTTCTTCTTCCCAATCTTCAATTTCCTCTTCTAATTCATCTAGCATAGATTTTAAAGTATCTATTGCTCTAGGTCCATCATGTAGCACATCATCTATTAAAGATAAGAATTCATCAGGTTCAAGCATGTTTAATTCATATAATAAAGTTGATACTATTGTGTAGTCAGCATCTCTTTCTTGCACTATATAGTCTATAGCATCATGTAAATATTTCCATAGTCTTGGACCTATCAATTTCATCCAATGTTCTTCTTGGTATGAATCAGTTCTATCTAGCACTGCTTTTCTCATTTTCTGAGGTATATTCTCTAAACTATATGCAAAAATATATTCCAAAAATGACTTAGCTATTTCGTGAAGTAATATTGGAAATAAATAAGATACTGATTTTGCGCCCTCAACAGGTCTTATTTCTGCATCTTCATTTTCTTCTTCATTATCTTCATCGTTTTGCTCAGGCTCTCCAAATTTCAATTCTGAAGCTCCTACATTCTGTCTAATACCCATGTTATTAGGACTGATAGACCATGTCATCAATTCAACATTAGGCATAAGCTCCATATATAAAGGATATAATTCAGGGTTTATAGCATCTAATTCAGTCTTAAAATCTTTAATAGTTTTATGACTTCTATATCCTGCTCCCATAGAAAGAGCATTCTGAATAAATCTTTTATCTATATGTTTTTTTATAGTTCTTTTTTCTTCTTCTGTATATTCATCTATTACATCTTGCAACACATCTTCTAAATCATCTCCTGATGAATCATCATCCATATCAATTGGACCAGAGTTTAAAGGTTTAAGTTCTGCCTCTATTTTTTGCATTATTCTATCTTCTATTCCAAATGTTTTTTGAACTATATCTAATGCTAAATTTTCAAGTTGGTCTTTATACCTTTGTTCTAAATTGTTTATAAGACCAAAAATATTCATTTGGTTCATTCCACTTATTATACCTGCCTCTTGAGCATTTCTCAAAACTTCATTAAATTCTTCAGTTCCTAATTTAGATATTGTTTTAAAATCTGGTTCTCCTTTTTGAAATATTTCTATACCTTTAAAAGGTGTATTTTGCGCATCATCTTCACCAGATAATCCAGACTTTATATCTGGGTTTAAATATCTATTAGCAGAAGCTTCATCATCAGGTCTCATAGGAGCTTCATTAACAAACCTTCTATATTTGTTATATTCTTCTGTTTTTTTTGTTTTTCTTTCTAATGTTAATTTAGAGTCTAAGCTTTTACTTTCTTTAACATAAGCTTTAGGTTTTTTATTCGGTATGTTAGAATCTGATTTTTCTTCATCTAATTCTTCTTTGTTTAATTTTGCTTTAGGATTTGGTTTAACTTTAGGATTGGGATTTCTGTTGGGAATTCCTTTTCTTTTTTTTCTTCCTTTATCAGTTTCAGTATCGGTATCAGGCTTAACATCTGGAGTTGCTGTTTCGTTTTCTTTTTTCAGTTTTTTATACTCCTCGCTTATAAGGTCTCTGATAATTTTTTTAATTTTATTTTTGTCCATTTTTTTATGTTAAAAACTATTTAAAATAAATATGTAGAAAAAAAAATAAACCTCTCTATATTTATCTCAGCCTTCCCAAATATATCTTTTAAATACTCCTTCTAGTGACTTTGGCATTTTTGAATCTAATTTTTTACGATAAAACCCAAAAGAAAGGCTGATAGTTCATAGTTATATTTTAAAAAACATATTCTCCTTTTTTTCTTGAGTCTAAATATATATAAACAAAAAATTCCATACTTTTATATTTTATTATAAATAGTATGGAATTTTAAAGACCATAAATTAAATAAAGATTAAGTTATGGTCTTTAAGTTACGCACCGCATGATAAGCAGTCTGGGTCATCTAGAGAACAACTCAAATTAGATAGCGCTTCACTTTCTTCTTTTGATATTTCTTTTGAAAAATTTGTGAGAGATTTATTATTTTCAGTTGAATTTATATCTTGTTTTACAACTTCTGTATTCAGCTCTACTTTTTCTATTTGAGGTATCTGATTAATAACCTCTTCTTTTTCTAAAGTGTTCACATTTTCACCTAGAGATTTTTTAGCTTCTGCTTTTGCATTACTTCTTAAATAATACATTCCTGTTTTCAATCCTTTTTTCCAACCATAGAATAATGCTTTGTTTAACTTTGCAACATTGGCATCTCTCATAAATAAATTAAAAGACTGTGATTGACAAATGAAAATACCTCTATCTGCCGACATATCTATCATATTAGAAAGTTTAATCTCCCAAGCTGTTTTATATATTTCTTTTAGAGAAGTTGGTATCTCTGGTATGTTTTGAATAGAACCATTATTTTTTATCATTTGTATTCTAATATCGTCATTCCATAATCCTAACTCTATTAAATCTAATACTAAATGTTTATTAACCAAAACAAATTCTCCTGATAATACATTTCTTCTATAAATATTAGAAGTAAAAGGCTCAAAACATTCATTGTTTCCTAATATTTGTGCAGTTGAAGCTGTTGGCATTGGTGCTAATAGGAGAGAATTTTGAACTCCGTATTTCATTACTGATTTTCTTAATTTTTCCCAATCCCACATACCTGATAATTCTTCCGACTTAACGTTCCATAAATCAAATTGAAATTTACCTTCAGATAAAGGAGAGCCAACAAATGTTTCATAAGCTCCAAAAGTTAGAGGTAAATCTACGTCTTTACCTTTTTCTTTAAGTTTTTTATTCTCTTTTTTATATATGTTTTTAGACATATCATTTGATGCAGTCATAGAAGCGAAATAAATGGTTTCAAAAACATCTTTATTTAATTTTTTTGCTTCATCTGAATCAAATGGATAATTTAATATAGCAAACAAATCAGCCAAACCTTGCACTCCTATTCCGATAGGTCTATGTCTCATATTAGACCTTTTAGTTTCGGGCGTTGGATAAAAGTTTTTATTTATAACTTGATTTAAGTTAACAGTTGTCTGATACGCAACATTATACAATTCTTCAAAATTAAACTTTCTTAAAGATTTGTCCTTAGATTTTGTTTTGCCTTTTGGAATTTCAACAAATTTAGGCAACGCAATAGATGCTAAATTACAGACTGCCGTTTCTTTATCGTCAGTGTATTCTAGAATTTCCGTACACAAATTTGAAGATTTAATTGTGCCTAAATTTTTTTGATTAGACTTTTTGTTAGCCGCATCTTTAAAAAGTATATAAGGAACTCCCGTTTCAATTTGATTGTCTAATATTTTTGCCCAAAGTTCTCTTGCTTTAACTACTTTTTCACCCTTTTCTTCAGATTCATATTTTTCATATAATTCTGTAAATTTCTTTTCATCATCAGAATCATAAGCATCTATTAATCCTGGTGTTTTAATTGGGTCAAAAAGCGTCCAATTACCATCTTCTTCAATTCTCTTCATAAATAAATCAGGTGTCCAAAGTGCTAAAAACAAATCTCTTGCCCTCATCTCTTCTTTACCATGATTCTTTTTTAAATCAATAAAATCTTCTATATCAGCATGCCAAGGCTCTAAATAAACAGCTATTGAACCTTTTCTGCGACCACCACCCTGGTCTACATATCTTGCAGTTTCATTAAAAACCTTTAGCATAGGAACAATTCCATTAGAAATTCCATTTGTACCTTTAATATAAGAGTCTTTGCTTCTAATTTTGTGAATGTTGATTCCTATACCTCCAGCAGTTTGAGATATTAACGCACAATCTGATAATGTTTTATAAATACCTCTAATTGAATCTGAGTCTATGTCTATCAAAAAACAACTAGACATTTGAGGTTTGTTAGTTCCTGCGTTAAATAAAGTAGGAGTAGCATGAGTAAAGTAACCTTGAGATAGTAAATCATAAGTTTTTTGAACCTCCTTCAAATTATCGCCCCAAATTCCAATAGCAACTCTCATGTACATATGTTGAGGAGTTTCTACAACATTTCCATTTATTCGCAATAAATAAGCTCTCTCTAATGTTTTAAATCCAAAATATTCAAAATCAAAATCTCTATCATGAATTATCATAGATTCTATTTTCTTTGAGTGTTTTTGAACGACTTCATAAACTTCTTCAGATATCATACCTGCATTTAAGTTAGTCTTAGGGTCAATGTAGTTATATAAATCATCAACGGTTTCTTTAAAACTTTTTTTAGTGTCTTTTTTCAAAGCACTAATTGCTAACCTTGATGCTAAAATTGAATAGTCTGGATGTATTCTAGTCATTGACGCAGCTGTTTCAGAAGCTAGATTATCCAACTCTTTAGATGTTATACCATCATATACACCCATTATTACTTTTTGTGATATTTCTAGATAATCTACATAATCTGAATTTAGTCCATATGTTTGTTTTTTTATTCTTGAAGAAATTTTATCAAATTTTACAACTTCTTCACTTCCATCTCTTTTTTTTACTATCATTTTATATCTTTTATATTATTTATTGAAATTTGTTAATTTATGTTTTAAGGTTTATTAGTTTTAATTATTAAAAATCATCATCATCACCATCAAATGATATTGAATTATCTAAACTAGAAGAACCTACTCCTGATTTTGAGTAATCAGCCACTCTTTTTTCGAAAAAATTAGTTTTATTCTCTAAAGCTATGTTTGCCATAAAATCAAAAGGATTTTTAGCATTAAATAATGGCTTACATTTTAAATCTTTTAGCAAACTGTCAGTAACAAACTCTAAATATTGTTGCATTAAATCAGAATTCATTCCAATTAAACTAACAGGTAAAGATTTTGTTATAAATTCTTTTTCAATCTCTAAAGCTGAACTGATTATTTCTACAATTCTTTCCTCTGAAACTTTGTTAATTAAATGGTTGTTATGTAAATGAACAGCAAAATCACAATGAAGACCTTCATCTCTAGATATTAATTCATTAGAAAAACTTAATCCTGGCATCAAACCTCTGTTTTTTAACCAAAATATGGAACAGAAAGAACCAGAAAAGAATATACCTTCCACAGCAGCAAATGCTATTAACCTTTCTGCAAAACTATCACTTTCTACCCACTTCAAAGCCCATTCAGCCTTTTTTTTCACTGAAGGCATGGTGTCTAATGCATTGAAAAGTTTATTTTTTTCTTCTTTATTTTTGATATAAGTATCTATTAAAAGAGAATAAGTTTCTGAATGTATGTTTTCCATAGCAATTTGGAATCCATAGAAGAATTTTGCTTCTGCATACTGAACTTCGCTGACAAAATTTTCAGCCAAATTTTCATTTACAATACCATCAGAAGCTGCAAAAAAAGCAAGCACATTTTTGATGAAGAATTTTTCATTATCATTTAACTTTTCCCAATCTGATAAGTCTTGATGTAAGTCTATTTCTTCAGCAGTCCAAAAACTTGCTTCTGCTTTTTTATAATATTCCCATATATCGTCATGTTGTATAGGAAATATTACAAATCTATTAGTATTTTCTTCTAAAATCGGTTCTAATTGTTTTTTTTCGTTACTATTACTCATATTATTATTTATTATTTTGTTTATTATTTTTACAAACTTAATTTATTTTTTTATTTTAAAAAAATATTTAAGAATTAGTTAATGAATTTATATCTAATCCAACTAAATTTTCTAATCCAACATTATTGGAAACTTGTTGTAAAACTCTGATATCTAAATTAGAAGTGTCAAAATGCATATTTATACTAAATCCATCTTCACCATTTCTATTTTTTAATATCATCATTTTTGCTTTATTGTCAGCTTTATCTTCTTCGGTTCTTCCAATTCCTAATATAACATCTGCAGTTTGTGCTTTACCTAAGCTTTCGCTTATTACTTTTAAATCAAATTTAGGCGAGTTTATAGCCTCTCTATTAGCTTGAGTTGCTGTCCATATAGGAATATTCATTTCCATTGCCATAGCTCTTATAGACTCATATATACTAGTCAAATTATATCTTCTTTCAGAATATTCAGATGTTGATTTCATTATATCTGCATAATCTATGAAAACAATATCAGGCTTTATTCCAAAATCTCTCTCTAATGAAGTTAAATGAGATTTTAAAGTGTTTACAGAAGCTGTTCCTGTTGGAAATTCTTTAATAAATAACTCAGCTCCTTTGCTTTTAAGAAATAAAGAAGTTTCTTTTATTTTTTCTGAATATTCTGTTACATATTTTAAAGGTATATTATTTAATGCTGCATCAAATCTATGCCCTATTTTTTCTTCTTTCATTTCAAGACTATAGTAAATTACTTTTTTGCCTGAAAGCATGGCATTACTTGCAAATTTAACAAGACCCATTGATTTACCGCCACCAGTAGGAGCTAATAAGATTCCTAACTCTCCACCTGAAAGACCTCCTCCTATAATCGTATCTAATCCTTCCATAGAGCTTACTGGCTCTCTTTTTTCGACTACTAATCTTTTTTGTAGCTCATCTAAGTAATTATGTCCACTATTTTTGGGTTGTCCCATTTTTAAAGAATCGCTTATAATAACAGATATGTTATCATAATCTTCCATTTCCCAAGCTTTAGCGGCTTTTATTAAACCTTTCTTCAAAGACTGTTTTCGACAAAAATCTAAAGATATATCTTTAATATATTGTTTGTCTGTAAGTTTAAAATTACAAATAATATCAACTAGTTCTAATAATTGCTCTTGCTGTAAATTTTGTTCCTTATAAGATATTAAACTTTTTAAAGTTTCATAATTAGGCGTCACATTATATTGTTTAATATAATTTTTAATATGAGTATATAAAAGCTTATGTTGTATATTATCAAAATACCCAGAAATTAATATGTCTTCAATTTGTTGAAAGAACTCATCATCTTCTAAAAAAATCTTTATTAATTTAGTTTGAAATGAAACTTCAGACATAGCTGACTTTCTAGAAGAGTCATTTAAATCTTCTAAATTAACTACTATTTCATTATTATTTATTTGTTCTTTTTGTTCCATGTTAAAATGTTTTAATAAATAAAATTTATTTTTTAATTTAAAATCAAAAAATTTTTGTTTTTTGAAAATATACCTCTTGAGACTTTCAAAAGTATATTTTTTGTTTAAAAGTTATTTTTTTGATGTTTCTAAAACTTTTTTAGAATAGTTTTTTTCTCTCGAAATTATCACAGAAAAAGGCTTTAAAAAGAACGATAAATCTTTATTAAAAACATGGTTTATATAACCATCTTGAACAAGCATTTTCATAACATTATTTATACCTCTGCTCTCATCTATATCAGGCATCACTATTAGACACTCTAAAATTTCTTCAATCTCATCTATAGCTTTTTGATTAAGCATTGGACTTTTTAGATTCATTAATTTTCTATTTAGTTCAATAACTTCTCTTCCTTCTATAATTTTTTGATATATTTTTAAAGGTTTTTTAGGATTTTCTGATATCCTTTCTTCTGCTTCTTTTATCAATTCATCTAAAGTGTATTTTTCTTCAAAGAATCTAGGAAAATAATTTTTCATCTTTTTTAATCCAACACCCTTTAAACCAGGTATATTATCAGAAGTATCTCCTTCTATACACTTTGCAAATAAGGCATTTTTATAAGTATATCCAAAAATCTCTTTAAAATTATGTATAGTAATCATTTTCATATCTGATGGTCTTAACAAAGACACGTTATCACCTATTAATTGCATGAAATCTTTATCAGAACTAAAAATTATTATTTCTTCGTCTTTATGTTTCTTTTTTACATATGAAGCCAACAAATCGTCTGCTTCTACATATTCAACTTCAACTTGACGTATGCATAATTCTTCTAAATAATTTTTTACTTTTATTTTTTGATTTAAGATACTATACTTTCTTTCTTTCTCTTCATTTATTTCTTCAGAAGTTAAAAAATAAGATTCTTCTTCCCAAGATTTTCTATCTCCTTTATACAATGGGAAAATTTCTTTTCTAAAAGCTCCCGACATTACACCATCCCACAAAACAACAACTCTGTCTGGCATTGTTTTGTTTATAACAGACCTTAAGCTATCTATGAAACCAAAAGAACCTCCACAATGCTGACCTTTTGAAAAAAGGTCTTTTCGCTTCATGAAGTTTCTTTTTAAATTCCATTCACCATCTATTAATAATGTTTTCATTTATTCTCCATCATATTTATTCCAGTCTTTATCATACCTTAATTCCCAACTAGGTCTGTATTCTTTTTTATAATTATTTAAGTCTGCAGTTGTGTTTTTCACAAAACCATGAGCCGTACAAAGTATCTTATCTTTTATTGATATGTTTGTAATGTGATTTTTCTCAACTACAATAGCTGTTTTTATCGCAAAAGAAACATTCACACCTTCTTTTGTAGCGTAAACTTTTGTTGAATTTGAAATTATACCCCCCATTCTTATTACAAGACTTGCTGCTTTAGATATTCCTTTTCCACCATAAGGTATGAGCATATTTGCATTTGTTCCTTCATAAGCATGATTAACTATAAGTAAAGATGCGCTGTAAGGGAAATCGGCTCTTTTTGTAGCTGATATTTGTTTTTCAATAACTCTGTGAATTTGTTGAGTTAAAACTTTTGCCGTTTTCATAATGGCTCCATCTTCTTCTTTTTCAATAGCAGCTCTTTCAGCTTTACTTACTACATTTCCTATCGAATCTATCACAAAAAGAATATCAGTCGGTAAAACACCCTCTCTTTGGTCTCTTAGTCTATCACGAACAAACTTTGTTATATCTTCAACCTCTTCTATAGAATCAACATATAAAACATCTTCTGGATTTATTCCCATTTCAATAGCATGACTCCAGTTGAATTTTTTTTCTGTATTAATGAATATAGGTAAAATATCAGAAGATATAGCTCCTCTTGTAGCTTCTAAAGCTAAAGTTGATTTACCAGAATCAGGATGTCCATAAACCATAGTAACTGAATACATGGGTATTCCTGGTAATTGTGTAGTGTCTTGATATGCTCTACTTAGAGGAATCCATTCATCTTCTTTATATTCAATATCTTTTATGTCTATACTAGATTTATAATCATTTAAGGAAAAATTTTTCTTACTTTTAATTTTAACTTCTTTTACGTTAGAATCTTTTGATTCTATTTCTACTTCTGTTTGTTTTTTTCTAGGCATATATCTATTTTTAATTAATTATTTTCTGAATTATTAGGTGCAATTATATTTGATTTTTCTAATATTTTATTTATAGCATTAGGAGGCAATTCTATAAAAACTTCATTTATAGTTTTTACAGATTCTCTCAGCATTTGTATTTTTTCATTATCGGGATTTCCTTGAGCATCAACCATTAAAGGAGTTTTTATTGGTGCAGGCATTATATTGGCATAATCAGAGCCATTAGGAAAAGTTAAAGTAATGTCATTTCCACTATAAATATCTGATATATCTCCATAATATTTAGTGTTTCTAACAAATCCTGCTATTGCGTTCAGAACACTTTTTGGAAATCCCCACCATTTTACACCTTCACTTTCTCTACCTCTTAATACAATAGGTAAAAAATATCGTGTTCTAGCAGATTGTTTTTTTGCTTGGTCTAATTGAGAATCTGTAGAATTTGGATTATTTTTAACTCTGTCTAAATGTTCACAAACAGGACATGGTCTACCAAATTGTGAAGGACATACTATCATTTTGGAACTCCCAACATTCCAATGAAAATCTATTTTCTGATGCGCCTTACCTACAAGAGGAGGAACTATTCTTATTTCATGACCTTCAGGAGGTACGTTTGAAGATTTAGGATTATAAGTAAATTCTTTTAAATCTACTTTTACTCTATCGCTTTTAAATTGATTTTCTTGCTCAACCTCATTTAAAAAATCATTTACATTTATACCTGTATTAGGAGGTTGGTTGTTTGCGTTTTGATTCTCAAAATTCTGATTTTGAGAACTATAATCATACTCATTCATTTTTTTACTTTTTTATAGTTTACTATCAGTCTAAACAGATAAAATCCTTATTGACCGTTTTAACAACTTATTTAATTAAGTGTTGATATAAATATAAATTTATTTTTATTTATTAAGCAAATAAATGACTTTTGAGGGCAAAAAACAATAAAAATCATAATTATTTTTTAATAATTTTTCAAAAGAATAAATTTTATGTTGAAAAATTATTATATTCAACTAAATCACAATAATTATTTCCAATATAAGTCTTTATTTCAAAGTTCATATCATTATATTTTGATAAAATATTTATGAGTTCATTCATATGAGATAAAGAACTTTCAGAAAAATCAAAAATAAATGAATCGTAAACCTGGAACATAAATTCTATTTCTTTATTTTTTATATATTCTTTTGTTTCATAAAGTTTATCAACAACTATATCTGCAGCTGTTGATTGAATGTAATTATTAAATGCTGCGTATGATTTATTGGGTTTTATAATAGTTCCAAAAGGGTTAATAATATAACCTATTTCTTTATAGGCTTGGTTAATATAATTAGAAATATCAAAAATTGGAGATAAATATTCTTTTACTGATAATAATACTTCTTCTATTTTTTTAATATTAGATTTTTTTAATATATCTTTTATTAAAGAATCTCCTGCTCCATACAATATAGAGTGGTTTATGTTTTTCCCTACATCTCTTTGCTCTTCACTAATATTGTCTGTATTAAATATTCTTTTTGCAGTATTAAAATGTAAATCTGAATTTAAATTCTCTTCTATAAAATCTCTGTCTCTAGATATGTACATAGAAAGTCTAGTTTCAAAAGATTTATAATCAAAAACAACTATTTTACCATTTTTATATCTAGATACAATTGACTTCCTTAATTTATCATCTTTAGATAAAGTTTGTATATTAAATGAATCTATACAATTTATTCTTCCTGTTATTGTTCTTTTATCAGAATATCTTAACATAGAATATAATTTACCTTTGTCCCAAGTAGTTTTTATACTACTAGGTAATTTATATTTTTTATCAAAGTATATCTTATTATTAGATAGCCAAGAAGTTATTTTATCCTTTTTAGTTTGTCTTATGCATGAGTTCATTTCTTCTTTTGACATTTCATGATTTTCATATATAATTTTCATTAAAAAAGGAATAAACCTATGTATATCTTTATCTAAAAATGTTTCTAAAAAGTATTTAGGTTCTATATAATAATAATATTTTGTCCAAAATACATTTTCCAAAGTCATGACTTCTCTTAAATTTTCTATATAGGTATAAAAAGAGGCATTATAATAACTGAATAAAGTGCAAGGTATTCTATTTATTAAGTTTGTAAAAATTGATTTATAATCTTTATTAACAAACTGTAAACTAGAAATGCTAATTACAATAATATTATTATCATTATGTATATAACAAGCGTTTTTATGAAAATATATAAAAGACCTTA